ATAACTCCAACACTTACAAACGTAACAGCCAAAGCAGATAATCCGCAGACCATTCTTGCCGACTCAAGTGCGACATAAACTTATTACTCTGACAATGGACTCAATCTTCCTACCGATGTAACAGTTACAGGAGCAACAAGGAACAGTTGGGCTGTAACGAATGAATATGCTGTTAGCGGAGCAGGAACGAACTGTCTCATTAACGGACAGAGCAGTGCAAGTGGTTATGTTGGAACGAGCGAAACATTGGTATTCAATCTATCCGCAAACGGCACGACTTACAAACTTCCTGCAACCTTGTCTATTCCAAATGCAACCTATTCTCGTACGAGCGATACAGCAGGAACGCTTACCTTTAGCGGTGTTAGTGCTGACCAATCGTTTAGTGTGGTGGCAGAGGAGATACAGACGGGATATACGGTACAAGTAAATAATTCGGCAGACTGTTTTCTTTGGGATGGTGATAGTGATAGCGGAATACCTTACAATAACGGAGAAATGTATCAGTCGGGTGACCGTCCAACAGTAATCGTTACAAGCGGAAAATTGTTTGTTCGCACTACGTTCGGAATGTATGGTATATCTGTTACAGGAGGCGTTTCTGTTTATCACTTTGACGATTATACAGATTTAACACTAAATGTTAGTGGAAATGGAAGCGTTCAGTTCCAGGCATATGACTAAGGAGGTAAATATATGCGACAAAAAGGCATATTACAAATAAGCAATCCAACGGCAAATGTAACATTCAGCATTAGCGGAGAATCGGCGTATCCGACTAAGGGGCAAATAATCAATATGGACATACACTTGCAAAGTAGACAATACCGTGTATTAGATATAAATGGTTCTATCGCAAAGTGTATATCTCTATATGATACACCATCATATAAATTCGCATCACCAAAGAACACTTATGCTAATAGTACATTAGATATATATTTAAATACTACATTATATAATATATTTAATTCAACTGCTAAATCTGCAATAGTAGATACTACATTCAATCAAGATTCGTGGTATAATTCGACTTCGGGAAATCCAGCATATAAAGGTACATATAACAACAGCGGAACTACCACAAATTATGATATATCTTTAGGCAATAGTACATACGGCAGCGAAATAACAAGACATATATATGCACCATCTGTACAAGATATAATCGACTATTTGGATGTTTCTCCGCAAATGACATATGCCAATTCAACACTAAATTATGCTAACGTACTTAATATGATATGGAATAATACACCAACTGATGCAATATGGCTACGAACTGCTGTTGCAGGAGGTACTACAGATGCTTGGATGGCTGGTCCTGATACAGGCTTGTTACGAAGATTATCAGTTTCCGCAACAGCTAACACAAGATATTGTTTCCAAATCGATTTATCAAAGATAGCGTGGAGCTAAATTATCAAACCTTTTCGGTTGCATAGGTCAAACCGAAACAAAAGCGAGGTGAAAATCTTGGATAAAAAAAGGATTTTATATTACGTTCTGCAATGGACTTGGGGACTGCCTATGAACATTATCGGCGGTATCGGGGCGGTCATAGTCAGACTGCTCGGATATAAACCAGTATGGCACGGCAAGGCAATGTTGTTCCGTCTCGGTAAAAATTGGGGTGGCGTGTGTCTCGGAATGTTTATTTTCGTGAGCGAGACAATGCATCCGATACGATTTGGACACGAGTACGGACATTCGATACAGAACGCCGTATACGGATTTTTGTTCCCATTCATAGTCGCAATTCCGTCCGTGGTGCGTTGCGCCTATTGGAATATAATGGACAAAGATGGCAACTACGACTCGGTGTGGTTTGAAAAGCAAGCAACCGAGTGGGGAGACAAATACGCATAAAGGGGGTGACGGTCTGTGAAAATCGATTGGAAAAAGAAACTGACAAGCCGTAAGCTGTGGATGGCTGTTGCCGGATTGGTTACAGGTATCGTGCTGTTGTGCAGTGGTACCGGGACAATCGAGGGCGTTATAATGGCTCTCGGTTCGGTTGTAGCCTACATTGTCGGTGAGGGTATGTCCGATGCTGTCAACGTCGGCACGAAATCTGACGGAGAGGATGATACTAAATAATGCCTTTATCTTCGGAAGAAAAAGATTACATCGATTCGCACTGTGTCAATAAAGAGCAGTGTGAGGCTTACCGAAACGAAATTACAAAGCACGATGCAGCGCAGGACTTACTGCTCGAAAAAATCAACACAAAGCTCGGCGTTCTCGTCGGGGTGCTGTCTGCTATCGGTGTGGCGATTCTCGGTGCGGTGATTAAGCTGATATTTGCATAAAAATAATGCGGAGCAGGGCGTACTCAAGCGTTGTACTCCCCACTCCGCTGTTGTACTTAAAGACTAATACCCTCGGGGCTATTCCGTTAAGTACAACTATTCGTCGATAAACTCGACAGATTCGATTCCGTCTTTCCCGATAACGATACGCTTTATTATTTCACGCCACAGACGCACAATTTCGTCCGCAGAGAGGCGTTCGTACAAATCGGGTAAATTCATACGCAGTAATGCTTCGGCTCGCCGTGCCTCGGTTTTTAGGGGCGTGACAGGCTTTTCTTCAACTATGGATTTGAGTAGGGTGTCATAACGTGCGGTATAATCCGATTTTGAGATTTTGCCATCAACATACAAATCCGTCAATCTTCTTAGCTTCGCCTCAACCTGCTTACGGTTGGACTTTGGCGGAGCTTTTTGCTTTTTGTCGGCGACGGTTACGGCGTTGTGCTGCTTCCACACTTCGGCGACCTCTGTCAGCAGATACCGTTTAATGATTGACTCTGCTATGGTTTTGTTGTTCGGACAGGTCATATTCACAAAATGGTGCGAACAGCGGTAGCTCCGTGTTGAGGCGGAATTTGTGCATCCGTTGTAATTGCCGCCACAGACTCCGCACACCAAGAGACCGCTGAACATATAGACGTTCGGCGGATTGCCCTTTTTCGAATACGTACGGCTGTTGTGCGCCATGATACGGACAGCCTCATCAAATACCTTCTTCGAAATAATCGGCTCGCAGAAATGCGTGTTGTCACGGTACACGCCGATATAAATCGGTTTGCGCAACATTCGGTAAAACGTCTTCGGGGAGAAATGCAAACCGTAGGTATCTGTTATATAGCGGTGCGTTGCTCGCCCGGAACCGCACTCAATCAGATGATTAAATGCGTCCTTGACAATGGCGGCTTGCTCCGGCACAACAACTACACGCTTATCCTCGGCGACCTTGTAACCGAACGCCTGCTTGCCGGTGACGGCATAGCCTTCTCTGATACGGTTCGCAAACACGTCTTTGATACGGTCCGAGTCGGTGTCGGCTTCCTGCTCCGCTATGGATAGGCGCAGGTTAATCATCAACCGTCCGTTCGTCGTCGTTGTGTCGTATTCCTCCAAAGCCGCAGACCAACCACAACCGGCAGGGTCGAGATAGGTTTTCATCATCCAGTGGTAATCGTACACGTTGCGGAAAAATCGGTCGAGACGGAGCACGACTATATGGTTTATGCGTTTTTTTTGCACGTCGCCCATCATGCGTAGGAACTCGGTACGGCGTTGCAGTTTCTTACGTGCCGTAATTCCTCGGTCTATGTACATATCGACGAGCTTCCATCCGTTCCGGCTGATATATTCTTTAATGGTTGCCTCTTGGTTCTCAAGCGACAGACCTTTTCGGGCTTGTTCTTCCGTGCTGACACGTATGTACGCACCGCAGAGCATTTCCTTATCCGACAGCATCATAGCTTGCACCGAGCCTCCACGACTCGCCCTATAATAATTATCGGAAGATTTTTGACCTGCTCATTAGAATAAACCATCGGTTCATACTTCGGATTCAGCGGTACAAGCGTTATGCCGCCGGTTCGCAGAATGACCTTTTTTAACGTCGCCTCGTTGCCGTTAATCATAACCGCCGCAATCTGACCGCTGTCGACCGTCTCTTGCTTGCGGATAATGACTACATCGCCGGTCTGAAGTCTCGGTTCCATACTGTCGCCTTTAATCATCAGCGCAATGTATTCGCCGTCCTTCGCCATTTCAGCCGGGATTTCTTCGTAGTCGATAATGTCCTCTATGGCTTCAATCGGTACGCCGGCGGCTATTTGACCGTACACCGGGATTTTTACGCCGTGGTGCATTTTTTCTGCCAACCGCTCCATTTGCTCACGGCGTTGCTTTCCGCTCGGTGTTACGTCGTATTCCACCGTCAGAGGCTCGGTTAGGGTGGAGGTATCCGCAGGAATAACGGAAACTCTACCATATAACAAATCGGGCACACTAACGCCGAAATATTTGGAAATCAGCTGAGCCTTGTCTTCTCGGCATGATTTTGTCTTTCCTTTTTTTAATTCAGTCATAAAACTTTTGGGAATACCGAGGTCAACGCACATTCGGCTTGGCTTTACGCCCTTGCGAATGCATAAGTTAGTAATGTTGTCATACAAGTTAGACAAATTCTAATCACTCCTTTTGTGTAAAGTAACAAAGTTTGAAAAATTACAAATTTTCTCTTGACAAGGTTAAAAAAAGGTTGTATAATGGTATCAAGGTTAAAAAAACTGAAACAAAAAATTAGAAATCTTGAAGCCATTGTATCACATTATTCTAACAGAGTCAACAAGTATTCGAAAAAATTTTCTAACAAAATGGAGGAATTAAAAAATGATGAACTTAACCGCAGACGAGAAAAAAACAGTAAAAGCGGTATTCGCAGGACTTCTCGCATTAAGCTACGACGAAGCAAACAAAATTATCGGCAGCATTACAATCGAGGAAATGAGCAAGCTTTACGAAAAGCTCTACATGGAAGACTACTGTGAGAAGCACGGCAAGGACTTCGAGGAACTGACTACTCAAGATTATATCGACGAGTACGAAGAAAGATGCAACGAGTACCATTCGGAATATGAGGAGGACTAAGTAATGGAAAAAGAGGAACTCATTAAACGACTTTTGAAACTTCCGAACGGCGAGTATTACGCAGATATTGAACAGCTTATGATGCCGACGGAAAAGAAAAAGAACTTAGCTTACAGTATGTTCGGCGATTTGCTCGGTATATCGCTTTCGGTATTGCTCAATTACGTTGTATGTTTCGATTACTACAAATACGGACTTGAATACGCAACCAACGGAAAAGTTAGATACATAGGTACAAACGATTTGAACACAATCGTAATCAACAAGTAAAAGGAGGACACAACTTGTTTATCGAAGAACTTGAGAAGATGTGCGAAAAGAAGCGCACGACGGTTGCGGCGGTTTTGAAAGCCGCAGGCGTTCCGCAAGCCTCAGCTACATACTGGAGGAACGGAAGCGAGCCGAACTTGACAACCGTATATCGACTTGCAGCGGTTTTAAAGATAAAGCCGTCAAGACTCGTACCCGACTATGGCAAAGACATTGAGCGTTAAGGTGCTCGAAAGAGCGATTGCCGGTATTTTTGAAAGCCGGGGATTTATCGTAACATTCGGCGATGATAAGCCGACCACAAATATTGAAAAAGATAAAAACGGAGGAATTAAAAATGTTAGCAGTAATCTTATCAATCTTAATCGGGGCAGTTGTAATACTCCCGATAGCGTTAATCTGCACGAAGCTCATTAAAGAGGGCGAGCAGGCAGGTATCATTCAGAAAGGACAGGGCAGGGACGATGAGTAAAGAAATCAATTCTGTAAAATCTGTTCTTACGTGGCGCAAAGGCTCCGAACACCCGGACAAATCGGGCGAGTACGTTGTGTTTTGGTGGGCAGGCTATAATTACGGCGTTACCACGATGCACTTCAGCAAAAAGCACGAGAGCTGGAATTGCTTCGACTCATACTCTGAACCGTCGGATATTATATTCGACGAGCACATCATAGCATGGGCGAGCGTCAACGAAGCCACCGAAAAGTATATCGTGACGGCACTCGGCGATTATAGCATTCCTTGCCTTCAAGAAAAATCCATAGCGCAGGACTACATTGAGAGCGCACAAAAGGAAGGACGGTTAATATCATGAGCGATGTATGTCAAGCAGTATTAAACAGATTCAGACTTTGCCCGGCGTGCGGAGCAGAACCGAGCGTTGTCAAATACGACGACGGCGAGTACGAATGCAAATGCGTCCACTGCGATATGGTGAGCACCGGCAAGGGACCGTTCGGCGAAATCCTCGACTATTGGAACCAAACCGACGGAGGCTTTACACCCGAAGACGAGAAGGTGGAGAACTATTATATTGAGCTATTCCGCAAGGAACTGCGCCGACACAAATTCTCGGAAATACACACACCGCTTACTTGCATATTGACGACAACGTATTCAGATTGCCGTCAGACACTTGAAATCGACTTACAGCCTCAAGGCTGAATATATTAAACGTCACGGAGGAATTAAAAATGAGCGACGATATTATGTTAATGGGGAAGAACCCGAATTACTTGGGCAGTTGGGATTTGTACGATGAACCTAACAAGGAAATCACTGCAACCATCAGCCGTATCAAGGACGAGGTGGTAAAGAACGCCGGACAGACAGAGACCTGCACCGTTATGTACTTCACCGAGAGCGTGAAGCCGATGATTTTGAACTTGACAAACAAGAAGATGCTTGCAAGGCTGTTCAAGTCTAAGTCGTGTGCTTCGTTCTGCGGAAAGCGTATCACAATCGGCTATGACCAAGTAAAAGCTTTTGGGGCTCTGCACGATGCACTTCGCATAAGACCTACACTCCCGGCGGCTCCTGTGGTTATCAAGTGCGAGAATTGCGGCAGCGATATTGTGCCGGCATTCAAGATGGACGTGCAGACCTTAGCCGCATACACGTTAAAGCAGTACGGTCGCAGACTCTGCGCCGAGTGTGCGCAAAAGATTAAAGCCGAACAGACAGCGGCAAAGCAGGAGGATGTTGCAAATGAAGCTGAACAGTAACACGTACTTTTCGAAAAGGTCGGAGGCGGAATTTATATCCGTCTCCCAATTCAAGAAATTCAAGGCTTGCCCTGCGTCCGCTATGGCGTGTATAAGGGGCGAATTTATCCCACGCAAGTCAATAGCACTGCAAGTCGGTTCGTACGTTGACGCAGCGTTTGAGGGCACGTTGGACGATTTCAAGGCAAACAACCCCGATATGTTCAAGCGTGACGGTTCACTTAAATCCGAATTTGAGCGTGCCGAACTGTCAATCGCAAGAGCAAAAAAAGAGCCTCTGTTCGTCGAGTACATGAGTGGACGTAAGCAGGTAATTATGACCGGCTTAATCGCAAGTGTGCCGGTTAAAATCAAGATTGACAGCCTTTGCGACGATAAGATTGTGGACCTAAAGTGTATGCGTGATTTCAAGCCGATTTACGTTCCCGGCGTTGGCAAGCAGGCATGGTTCGAATCATACGACTTCGACCTGCAAGGTGCGGTTTATCAAGAAATCGTGCGTCAGAACACCGGCAAGAAACTGCCGTTCTATTTGGCAGCCGTCACAAAAGAAGAATATCCCGACGTTGACATAGTGCATATCGGCGACGATGAATTGGATATCAAACTTGCCGAGTTTGCCGACAATGTACCGCTTTACGACGCTATCAAAAAGGGCATTGTAGAGGCGGAACGGTGCGAACACTGCGACTACTGCAAGCAGACCAAAAAGCTCACCAAACCCACGGAATCAAGAGAATATTACGACGCTATATTTGCGACGGAGGAGGAATAACGTGAAAGCGATATTGCCCAACCGCACGTTTAACAACTTGTCAAAGCCGGAACGTGACCGCATAGTCAATATGCTTGAGGAGCAGGAAAACAAAGACATTATGATTATTCTCGACATCTTTATGAAAATGTCTTGCGACGTTCTTCACCGTTCTTTCGGATTTGGCGAGCAGAGATGCAATATGTTCCTCGGAAACTTTAAGCGAGTATTCGCAACCGCACGTAAACAAGTCAAGGCACAGACACAGAGCGAGGAGCTCGACCGAAAGATGTCACAAATATTTAGAAAACACGGTTATCCCGACTCATTCTTTAAGCAAATGTTTGACGATTGGGATATAACCACAGGAGGTAATAATGAGCAATCTCAATCTTAACAGCGTTATTTTAGTCGGACGCTTAACGTCTGACCCCGAACTGAAGACTACACCGAGTGGCGTTTCGGTCCTTACCGGCTCGGTTGCCGTGAATCGTGACTATGCGGCAGGGGACAGCAACCCTGCAAGCGATTTTATTGACTTCACCGCATGGAGACAGACCGCCGAGTTTATTTCGCAGTATTTCCGCAAGGGAATGGCGATTTGCATAGCCGGAGAACTTCGGACACGAACATACGAAAAAGACGGACAAAAGCACAAAGTCACTGAGGTAGTTGTTAGCAAAGCAAAATTCGTTGACAGCAAAAACGACCTGCCGCAATCATCCTACGGCAACAACAACGGAAAGGGCGAGGCGATACCGTCACCGGCTCCTGCGCCTATGGAAGAAATAACCGGCGACTTGCCATTTTAAGATAAGATATGACGATATACGTTGACACACGCCAAAAAGTCGGAAAGCACGATGCAAAGCACCGACAGCTTGAACGGCTCGGACATACCCTTGTAAGCCGTAAAATCGACACAGGCGACTATATGGCGGAGGGACGGTCTGATATATCGGTTGACACCAAACAAGACCTGCAAGAGCTCTACGGCGACGTGGTGAGCGATTCAACACGGTTCGCCAAAGAGGTACGCAGGGCAAAGGATAACGGCATTAAGCTGTACGTTCTGATTGAGCAGGACGGTTTCACAAAGCTTGGTGATATACGGAATTGGAAGCCAAGCTACGGCAAGCTCACCGGGCGCAACATAGAGGACAGATGTTTTATACTTCATAAGCGGTATGGCGTGGAATTTGTTTTCTGCACCAAGACCGAAACAGGACAGAGGATAGCGGAGATACTGGAGAAAGGATAAGGACGTTAATTCGTGGACGGATGGATTAAATTATACAAGAAAATGCTTGACAGCCCTACACTGTTGGGCGATATAACGGCACAAGGAATATGGCTGTACCTGCTGATAAATGCCTCACATTTAGACTATGTGACAAGGCTCAACGGTGAGGCTGTAACAATATATAACGGGCAGGTTGTTACGAGTGCATCCGAGATTGCAGACTATTACAAATTGAACAATAGAACCGTCAGACGCATTCTTGAACGGTTTGAGGCGGATGGACAGATAACAAAGGGCGTGTCCACGTGTATGGACGGGTCGTGTCCACGTGTTGTGCAAGGTAGTGTCCACGTATTCGGTTATCATAAATACATTATAAATATAACGAAATTCGCACAGTATCAAAGCAACAGTGTCCACGTTATAGTCGAAGATTTGTCCACGTCGTGTCCACGTCAGTGTCCACCTTCCGAAAATCCTTCCTCTTCTATTGAAAATAAGAATAATAAGATATATAAGAATATTCCCCCCTACCCCCCAAAGGGAGAGGGAAAAGGAAAAGCGAGACCGAGTAAAGAAGAAGTCTCAGAGTACGCAAAGACGATAGGCGGAGCGGCATATTACGAGGCGTTTTACGACTATTACACCGGGACCGATTGGACAGCCGGAGGGTCGCCTATTGGTGATTGGCAAGCACTGCTCCGGGCGTGGATAAAAAAGAACAGCAAGACTTACCGCAAGGACGATTGGGACGCATCCGGCGGAAGCTTTGACACCGACGAATTTTTCGAGGCAGCGTGCAGACGGTCCGACGAATTGCTAAAAGATGACTACTAACCGAGGAGGTAAGAGCATGAACACTATATGCGTGTTTTTCACGAGCGCAAAATGCAAGACCGGCTGTCCGCTGAAAACCAAATCGCCGGCGACCGTTAAGAACTGCCGAGACTGCGGCATTCACACTTGCGACAACTGTAAACGCCACAAAAAAGGATGGTGCAAATATGCGCATTATCAAACAGCCGGACGGCACGGCTCTGAACGATGACGAACTGAGACAGCTCACCGCACTTCTTGTCAAATTAGGTTACGCCGTCAAGATAAGCCGAGAGAAAGTCGAGACCGGAAAATCCGTCACGCAAAAGGTCATTAAAGTATGGGAAACGGAGGATAAAAAATGAAAACTTGTAAAGATTGTTTGCATTACGACGGCTGCCATCTTGAAAAGACCGAAACAAGATATGAATATGGAGGATGCCCTGCGTTCACCGACAAATCCGAGTGGGTGCGATTGCCGTGTAAGGTGGGAGACAAAGCATGGTATGAGCGTAAATGCCCGGTTTGCGGCAAGTCGATATTTATCACCACGAGCGAATGGGCATACAAACGGAGCAACGGAGGCAAGGCGGTACGATATATGTGCTCATACTCCTGCCTACTTAAATACGACAAGGAGCACCCGGTAAAGCGGCGCAACAGATAGCACAGGGAGGAGTTATATGAGTAAGTTATATCAGTCTCCGAGGGCGGTTTGCCCATTCTATAAGGGCGAGGAGAGTCAGACGGTTTATTGTGAGGGAGTGCTTGGTGCTTCCTCTCTCCGTCTATCTTTCGCCGATGCCAAATCTGCACAGCGGTACAAATGCCGGAACTGTTGCGACGACTTCGAAAACTGCGCCGTGTATAGCGTCATACTTGCCGTGTACGACGAGGAAGAATCAAAGCGTGATAAATTGCGTGAGAGTAAACGAGACGCATTGTAGTGTCTTTACGACGGTAATAGGGGGGTACGGATATTCCTATGCCGTGCGTTATAATATAGGCAGTGATAATAAGCAAGGGGGAATTATTATGACTGTCGTTAACGTGCCAATCAAAGATATACGACCTTATGACAAGAACACAAAAAAGCACACCGGCGAGCAAGTGGCGAATATTGCGCTGTCGATTGAAAAATACGGATTCGTGCAGCCGATAGTGCTTGATGCAGGCAATTACATAGTTATCGGTCACGGACGATATGCGGCAATGAAGCGGTTAAAAAAGACCGACGTGCCGTGTGTGTACGTTGAGAACCTAACGCCGCAACAGATTGCCGAGCTTCGAATACTCGACAACAAGCTCAACGAGAGCGAGTGGGATATGGACCTGCTTGCCGAGGAGTTGCCGGACCTTGATTTTGAGGACTTCAGCCTTGACTTTGGATTCCCAGACGATGATGAACCAAAGCGGAACGAGCGGATGCGCACCGACGATGCATACAAACTGCCGTACGTTGACATTGAACGGACAGAGGGATTCTATCAGATGCCGACTATTCGTGCTACACAACACATCCCGGACGGACTGATGGGATTTAACTATGCGCTGACAAGCCACGACACGGACAAGGGTATACACTTCTATATCGACGACTATCAATTCGAACGAGTATGGAACGACCCGGAAAAGTACTTCAAAGTCTTGCAGGATTATGACTGTATGCTAACGCCGGATTTCAGCTTGTATCTTGATATGCCGATGTCGATGAAGATATGGAATGTGTTTCGGTCAAGACTTATCGGGCAAATGGCGCAGGATGCCGGCTTAGAGGTTATTCCGACGGTATCATGGGCGGAGCCGAATACGTTTGCGTTTGCATTTGACGGAATTGCGGAATACTCGGTTGTATCGGTCTCGACTGTCGGAGTAAAAAACGACCCGAACGCTATGGCGATATGGCGGCAGGGTATGACGGAACTGATAAAGCGCAAAAAACCGTCGGCGGTTCTTGTATATGGCGGCGAGGTTGACTTTGATTACGGAGACACGAAAGTATATTATTTCGCAAATGCGGTTACGGAAAGGATGAAAGTAAAAAAAGATGCTGAAACTTAAATTACAATTTTTTGGCGGCAGAGGCTCGACAAGCGGTTCGGGAAGTGGTAGAATGGGAGGCAGCGGAGGCGTTAGTGCCGGCGACATAATCGACCAAGCCAACCTTATAAGCGAAAGAGAAGGCAAGACGGCGCAGGTTGACGAGGTGCTCGGCGTTATGCGTGACGTGTATGACGAGTACGGATTACAGACCGACAACACATACGTTGCGGAATTGAAACCGTCTCAAGCCGGTGTGTTGGGATTCTCTGACGGCTCGTCGGTATCAATCAACAAGACGTATTTTAACAACCCTGCAAAGATGGAAGCAGCTTACGACAAGTCGATAGCTGACGGTTACCATCCGGGAAAGGGTAACAAGACGGCACTTGAGGCAGTAATGGCACACGAGCTCGGACACAATTTGACACAGAAAGCTGCCGGAAAAATGGGCACAAACATAGACGGAGCCGCTACACAAATCGTTACAAGCGCAAGAAAGGCGACAGGTGATAAAGGCGTAGTAATTATGGCTCGTAAAATCAGCGGATACGCCACAGTATCCAACGCCGAAGCGGTAGCAGAGGCATTTTCAGACGTGTACTGTAACGGTAACAAGGCAACCAAGCAGAGCCGTGCTATCGTTAATGAATTAAACAAGTACGTAAAATAACACAATCATCAAAATGGAGGAATGATTATGGCAACGAAGAAAACAGCAACAAAGAACGTAATTTACAGCGAGCCGGTGGACTTTTTACCGAAGTCGATTAGAAAGGAATACAAACTCGGCGAGTATTCGGAAACAGCACAAAAAGCTAAGGCAGAAGCTAAAGCGAGCAAAGCCAAGACAGCCAAGAAAAGCAAATAATCACCAAACCGTCACACAATCTTTACGAAAGGAGACCTTAAATGACCCAAGAAGAACAGCGCAAAAAGTATTTGAAACCGTTTACGTCGGAATATCACGGCGACCCGGAAACGCACAAAGCAAACTCGTCGAAGGGCGGCAAAAACAAAGAACGGTACAAGCAGCGCAAGATGATAAAAGAGGTGCTGATAGAAGTGCTCGACAAGACGTACACAAACAAGAACGGCGAGCAATACACCGGGCTTGAGGCGATAACGGCGGCACTGCTTAAAAAGGCAATGGCAGGCGACGTGCGAGCTTTTGCGACTATCAGAGACACAATCGGCGAGAAGCCGGCAGAAAAGGTCTTAATCGCCGAGGTTGACGAATCTGTTATCGACCAAGTTGAGAGCATGATAAACGGCACGGACGATGCCGGGGAAAACAATGACGAGGAGTGAGGCGGTTCGGTTCTTGACGGAGCAACCGTACAAATTCGGGCACTTGCTCGGATTTACAAAGCTCACGCCGTTACACAACAAATGGATTATCGAGATGGTAAAAGAAAAGGGCGACCACACTTTGCAAGCACACCGTAACAGTTACAAGACGACGTGCGTTTCAATAGCGATTGCCCTTATCATTATACTGCTCCCTAAAAAGCGCACGCTATTCCTGCGTAAGACAGATGCGGACGTAAAGGAAATCGTATCGCAGGTGCAAAAGATACTTGAGAGCCAAGTGACGCAGTACTTTGTGACGACTATTTACGGCGTTAATTTGAAGCTTACGCAGGCTAATGCGTTATTACTATCGACAAACCTAATCACCGACGCAAAGGGCACAGCACAGCTCACAGCGCAAGGCACAGGCGGTTCTCTGACAGGTAAACACTTTGATTTTATCTTCACCGACGATATTGTGAACGTCAAGGACCGCATAAGCCGTGCGGAGCGTGACCGAACGAAGCTGATATATCAAGAATTGCGTAACATTGTCAACCGTGGCGGCAGAATATTCAACACCGGCACACCGTGGCACGTGGACGACGCATTCAAGCTGATGCCGAACGCCGAGGTGTGGGACTGTTACCGCACCGGCATAATGAGCCCGGAAGACATAGAAAAGGCACGTGACGGAATGACCGCCTCACTGTTTGCCGCTAACTACGAGTTAAAGCACATAGCCTCCGACGACGTTATGTTCACGTCACCGCACACCGGGGCAGACCCTGCAATGGCGGAGCAGGGCGAAACGCACATAGATGCGGCGTATGGCGGCGAGGACTTCACGGCTATGACGATTATACACAAAGTCGGCGAGGATTATTACGTCTTCGGAAAGTGTTGGCAAAAGCACATTGACGACGTTATTGACGAGGCTCTGACGCTACACAACAGCTTCAATTCGGGTGCAATTAACTGCGAGACGAACGGCGACAAGGGCTATTTGGCGAAGGACATTAAACGCCGTGGCTACCGAGTCAAGCCATACCACGAGAACATGAACAAATTTGCGAAAATCACGGCGTATCTGAAACCGGCATGGAGTCACATATACTTTGTGCAGGGAACTGACGACGAGTATATAAATCAAATATGCGACTTTAACGAGCACGTAGAGCACGACGACTGCCCCGACTCACTTGCGTGCATGATTCGGCGATATTGGGGCAAGCAGGATAACAGCAATTATCAATCAATATTCGGGTGACGGAGGATTATATGGATTACAAACTGACAACCTATCAAGACTACGAGGCGGCGACAAACAAGGCGGATTTTATCGACCACTTTGTCGCTAATTACAAAGGCACAGACTTGTATTTGATGGCGAAAGATGCGGACCTTTACGATAAGCAGAAAAACAGCGGAATTGAGGACGTGACCAAATTCGTCTATTCGCTGAAAACGCAGAAAACCGCTGACGGCGAGACTGTTGGGTATCAAACAAAATCGGACGACTTCACGGCGGCAAACAACAAAATTGCGTCAAACTTCTTCCGGGCGTTGAACATTCAGCGTGCGACTTATTTGCTCGGAAACGGTATCAACTTCAAAGACGAAGCCGAAAAGGAAAAATTCGGCGGCAATTTCGACAAACTTATGTACAAGGCAGGTTATGCCGCACTGATTCACGGCGTATCGTATCTGTTTTGGAACCTTGACCACATCGACGTTTTTAAGGCGACGGAATTTGCACCGCTTTACGACGAAGACACCGGCAAGCTCCGTGCAGGCGTGCGCTTTTGGCAGTTAGGCACAGGAAAGCCTATAACGTACGTGCTTTACACCGAGGAGGGTTATACCACGTACCGCAAGGGTGATGGAGCAATCGCCGAAGTAAAGCCTCTGAGGGCGTATAAGACACGGACCATTACGACCGTGGCGAACGGAACCGAGGAAATCGGCGGAGAGAATTACAGCGCATTCCCGATTGTACCGTTTTACGGCTCGGAACTCAAGCAATCAACACTTGTCGGCATGAAGGCACAGATTGATGCGTACGACGTTGTGCGAAGCGGATTTGCAAACGATTTGCACGACTGCGCCGAGATTTATTGGCTTGTTAAAAACTACGGCGGTATGTCGCCGAACGACTTGTCGCTATGGCGTGACAAATTGAAGCTGATGCACATAGCGGAGATTGACAGCACCGACGGCGGAGACGTAAGACCTTATACGCAGGATGTACCGACTGAGGGCAGAACACGATTCCTTGACCAAATGCGCAAGCAGATATACGAGGACTTCGGTGCTTTCGACGTTTCGACCGTTTCGGCAGGCGCAACCGCTACACAAATAAACGCCTCCTATCAGCCTCTTGATGAAAGAGCCGACGATTTTGAATACTGCGTAACAGATGCCGTTAAAGCTGTTGCTAAGATTGCGGAAATCGGCGACGTTGAACCTATCTACAAGCGCAACCGTGTATCAAATCAGCTTGAGCAGGTGCAGATGGTAGCAATCGAGGCGCAGTATCTTGACGACCGTACGGTTTTGTCTTTACTGCCGAACATCACCGTTGACCAAATCGACGAGATTCTCAAGAACCGAGACAATCAAGACCTTGCCAAAATGCTCGCCGGCGGTGATTTGTCGTGATTGACGAAGCACACAAGGCGACGGACTTAAAGCTCGCAAGGCTTGAACGCAAAATCCGCACCGAATACAGCCGGGCGGCGAAGGAGCTTGAAGAAAAATTCCTCGCCAAAATGGAACGGTATCAAGCACGGCTTGCGGCGGCAACGTCTGACGAGGCACGGAAGAAGATTGCGCAAAATATGCTGATATACTCGACGCAGGCACAGAAGAACATCAACGAACTTGCAAACGCTGCGCTGAACGCCGATAAAATCGCTCACAGCTATATAAAGGGCGATATGGCGGATATTTATGCGCTTAACTATAACTTTGAACTGAGGGAGACTATGAGCCTCACAGGCGTTGATTTGTCATACGGTCTCATTGATGCGGCGACGGTCGAGGAGCTCGTGACCAAAAATAAGAACTTACTCCCGGACGTTGGCGTGGATATTCCGAAGGAACTGCGATGGAATAAACAGCACATACAATCCGAGATTTTGCAGGGCATACTTCAAGGCGAAGGAATACCGGCAATCGCCAAACGTATGCGCAAGGTTACCGACATGGACTATCGGGCGGCAATCAGAAACGCACGAACAGCAGTGACAAGCGCAGAGAACTCCGGCAGACAACAAGCTATCAGCACGCTTAACGATGATGCGCAGGAATACGGTATAACCGTTCGCAAGGAATGGATTGCAACATTCGACGACCGAACGAGAATGACACATATCGAACTTGACGGACAAGTGGTGGATGCAGACAAACCGTTCAAGGTGCAGGGGATGAAAATACGATACCCCGGCGACCCAACTGCTGCGCCCGAACTTGTTTACAACTGCCGATGCACTATGGCGCAGAAGCTTGATTTTATAGACGATGCCGACCCGAATAAACAGGGCAAGGCTTACGAAGCGTGGAAAGAAGCGGCAAAGGAGAAGCTTGAACGGAGGCGAAATAATGGCGGATTATAAATTCTTTGACAATTCGAAAGAAATTAAGCAAGAAACCGCCAAGAAAATAAAGGTTGCGCTACGTCTTATCGGCGGACAAGCTGAAAAGTACGCAAAGCAAAACGAGACGGCGGTTGATACCGGCAGACTCCGCAACAGTATAACCTATGCGCTGTCGGGCGAACCGGCAAACACTGAAACCTACACCGGCGACGACGGATATGTGGGGCAGTACGTCGGCGTGGCTCCCGACGATGACGACGCAGTGTATGTCGGCACGAACGTCGAATATGCACAGATTATCGAGGAACGTGGAGGTATAGCAGGGCGAGGCAAGGACTATTTGCGGAACGCCGTGCTTGACCACACCGATGGCTACAAGAAAATATTAAAAGCGGTCATGAAAGACCAACAAACCTAACGAGGGGACAAAACGTCTCCTCTTTTTTTGTGCAAAATAGGGGGGGTGGGGATTTTCGCCGTGTTTTGTTATAATTAAATTACAATCTAACGGCGAAAGTACACGCCGCCGAAGTAAAGGAGATAAAAATATGGCACTTACAAGAAAGTTTCTCAAAGCAATGGGAATCGAAGACGAGAAAATCGAGCAAATCATTGAGGCACACACCGAGACAACTGACAGCTTAAAGGCGGAAAAAGAAGCCGCATTGGCAGCTAAGCAGACAGCCGAGGAAGCCTTGACGAAAGCGAAGACAGACAATGACGACAGCGAAAATTCATACAAGGCAAAGTATGAAGCGGAGCACACGGCATTTGAGTCTTACAAAAGCGAGGCAGTCGCAAAGGTAGCAAAGGCGAGAAAGGTCGATGCATATACCAAACTGCTAAAAGACAGCGGCATAGATGAACGCCGCATTCCGTCAATAATCCGAGTTACGGATATAGACAAAGTAACAATCAACGAAGACGGCACAATAAAGGATGCCGACACACTTTCGGCAAGCGCAAAGACCGAATGGGCAGATTTCGTTGTAACAAAGGGCACAAATGGGGCACACGTTCCCACACCGCCTACACCCGGCACAGTCGATACCTCTAAAATGAGCGACGACGATTTTTTCAAAAACTATTATCAGAAAGGAAATTAAACCATGTCTAACGCATTTATTTCAACACAGGAAATCGCAAGAGCACTTCTTCCGAGACTCAGAGACAATCTCGTATTCCCTAACCTCGTCCGCAGAGACTTCTCCAACGACATCGTTGAAGGCAAGGGCGCAACAGTACTCGCTGAACTCCCTTACTACTTCGAAGCTAAGGACTTTACCGACGGCAACAACATCACCATACAGGACATCAAGCAGAAATCCGTCCCGGTTACACTTGATAAATTCAAGACCGTTGACGTTAACTGGTCCTCTTTTGAAGGTGCTGTTAACATCACAGACAGCAAGATTCAGAAGATTCTTGACGGTATGGCTGCTGCTCTCGCTGAAGCTATCAACGCAGACGGTTGCGCACTTTACAAGGACGTTCCTTACGTTACCGGCACTCCCGGCACAACTCCCGACAGCCTTGAAGACTTCGCAAACGCACGCAAAGTGCTGAACGCTAACAAGGCTCCTATGGACAGCCGTCGTGCAGTATGGGACGTTGACGCAGACGCAAAGCTCACACAGATTGGCAACCTCACAAAGGTATCCGAGGCAGGCTCACCCGACGCACTCCGTGAGGGCGAAATCGGTCGTGTTTACGGTCTTGATAACTATATGACACAGGGCATCAAGAACCACACACAGGGCACAGCTATTTCGGGCAACAAGACAATCGCAGTCGCTGCCGCTGCAAGCGCAGGCGCAACAACTATCAGCGTTGACTCCGGCTCCTCTGCTGGCACACTCAAGGCAGGCGACGTTATCAAGATTGGCAACTACGCTTACACCGTTGCTGAAGACGTTGCGTCTATCGGCACAACTGCTGCTGACGTTAAGCTCGTACAGGCTCTCAAGGCAGACGTTGCTGATAACGCAGCTATCACATTCCCGACATACGTTTCCGGCAAGACCGGCTATGCCGCTAACCTTGCATTCCAAGAGAGCGCATTCGCATTCGTAACACGTCCTCTTGCAACTCCTTCAAGCGCAGACAGCTACACCGTATCTTACAACGGCTTGTCAATTCGTGTAACTCGTGCATACAATATCAACACCAAGAGAGAAACACTCTCCGCTGATATTATCTACGGTTACAAAACTTGCATCCCCGAACTTGCTTGCGTTATCTGCGGCTAAATAAAACCATAAGGCAGGTGTGATTCCGTGATAGATGAGATATTGGCGTATTTACGCAATTATTTCGTAGTCGGCGACAATCCCGGCACATATACAATCGAAAACGGCACTATCACCCTGCCGTTCTTGATTTCGGGACAGTATTTTCAAATTATAGGCTCCGTTTTGAACGACGGCGTTTATAAATACCCGGTGGCGGCTTCAACCTTAAAAGACGAGACCTTTACCGGCACAGTCAGAGCTTTGGCGGTTCCTCCTTCCGTCATTGCTTTGGCTGCGGAAATTGAAACATTCGTTACAAAAGACAAACCGTCTCCGTACACGTCGGAGAGCTTCGGCGGTTATTCGTACTCAAGAGCGAAAAACGCAAGTGGCAACAACGCAGATTGGCAGGATGTTTTCGGCGGACGGTTGAGAAAATGGAGGAAGATGTAATGCTGTATGAACAGATGTTCTGCACTTGTACCAAATTGATACAGACCGACACGCAGGACGAATACGGCACGTACAATTCGGTATGGGTTGACGGCGAGACTTTTTCCGCTGCACTCGTACCGAAAGCATCGCCGAGCATAGAGGCAAGTAAGGTCACTGATTCGGTGACTTATGCGGTAACATTTCCGACCTCTTACAGCTTGGCGGTTAATGACGTATTTAAGCGTTGTTCAGACGGCAAAACATTCAAGGTCACAACCGGCGACGTTATACAGACACCCGATACCGCTACATTCAGCTTTAAGCAGGTAACGGCGACAGAATGGAGGCTCCCGGCATGACACAGAGCACCGCAGTAAAAGCATTATACAAATTCTTTAGCAGCTTCGGCGTACCGGCATACGAACAAAATTCAGTGCCGAAAAACGCCGCACTGCCGTACATCACATATCCTATCATCACGACGGAATGGGACGGAGCGACCGTTATATCGTTTCGTCTGTGGGATAGGTGCGATTCAATCGCCGACAGATTGATGCGGACGGTCGATGTTATATCGGACACAATCGGAGAGGGCACAAGCGTACCGACATCCGACGGTCAGATTGCAATATATAAGGGCTCACCGTTCGTACAGCTTTTATCCGACTCGGACAGAGCGGTAAAGTACGCATATATCAATATCGAGGTCGGCACAATCTAACGAAAGGGGACAAATAACATGGCTATGAAATATTCAAAAATTCCGGTCGATACCTTCAAAGAGCTTCAGCTCGGCGCAGGTATTCTTTGCACCGGTTTTAACGTCGCAACCGGCACTATAACAGGACAGCTCGGTGCGACAAATGGCGGCGTTCAGACTTCCTGCGTTCCGACTTTCATGGATAACGCTGACGGTATTGATAACGCCTCTACAAACGTATTGGAGAGCAAGGAGATTGACTATTACACTTGTCAGCTCTCCGGCAGTTTCCGCACCATCAACGCTACACTGTTGAAAAAGCTTCTTCCTGCGGCACTTGAGACGACCGTAAGCGGAGCGACTAAGATAATGCCGTCAACAACCATCAACACCGCTAACTTTGCGGATATTTGGTTCGTAGGCGACTATTCCGATAAGCACGGCGCATCCAACGGCGGATTTATTGCTATATGCTTGAAGAACGCACTCAGCACCGGCGGTTTCTCTATCAGCACAGAGAACAAGGGCAAGGGCACATTCGCCGCAACATTTACGGCTCACACATCCGTTGCAAATCCCGACGTAGTACCTTACGAGATTTATATTAAGGCAGGCACGGCGGAATCTGCTGTAACGGTTACGTATGACGCAAATACAGGCAGCGGAACAATGACAGACAGCAACTCGCCGTATGATTACGGTGCGTATGTTATCGTCAAGGAAAACGCATTTACAGCACCGACAGGAAAGACGTTTGTCAAGTTTAACACGGCTGCGAACGGTTCCGGCGTAGATTATGACGCAGGCGACGTATTCGTAGCAGAGACAGCGACGACACTTTACGCTATTTGGTCATAAGCACACAGATTTAAGGGGGAAATAAATCATGAAAACAATCGCAAATTGCACACCGGCTGAATTTTTGAAACAGTCGTGGAAGCTCGTCGAGCCTATTCGAAAATTAATGAGCAGGTCTCGCATACTTGACATCCGCAAAAACACGGTTGATACCGACGGAATGACAGCGGATGAGGCTAAAAAAGCCATATCCGAGCAGAGCAAAAAGAATCTGCTTGACATGGTGGGTAAACTGCTTGAGGAATACCCGACGGAAACGGCGGAAATTATGGGACTTATGTGCTTTATCGAGCCGGCAGAACTCGACGAACACAACGGCATCGAATTGTTGTTGCCGTGCATGGAAATCTTAAAGAGCAAGGCGGTTGTTGATTTTTTCTCCTCGCTTGCGGAATAAAGCCGAACGATTGGCGGCGCATAACCGCCACGGCGAATTTACAAATGTTAGACCTAATGGGCATCGAATACTTGAACGTGCTTGTTAGGTCTTCTTTGGAAAAAGAGCAGGAACAGCGTGCCATAGCTTGCTACATCGGTGAAGCGGTGCGCATTATTCCGCAAGGCGGCAGAATAGAAACAAAGCTATCGGACATAATTCTCGCAGAGACCGACGAGGAAATGGACGACCGAAGCGGTGAAGAAATCGCAGAGGACTTTATAAAGAGACACGGTCTCAAGGTAGGTGACACAGCAAATGAATTTATTTGAGCTATACGCAAAGCTCGGACTTGACTCCTCCGAATTTGACAAGGGCATCAACTCCGCAAAGAGTACAGCTTCAGCAGCAGGAAAAGCAATAGCGGTGTCGCTCACGGCGGCAGTTACCGCAATATCGGCGGTTGTCGGCAAGGCTGTATCCGAATTTGGAGAATACGAACAGCTTGTCGGCGGTGTCGATACGTTATTCAAGAACTCGTCACAGCTCGTTCAGCAGTACGCAGAAAGCGCATATTATAGAGTCGGATTATCAGCCAACGACTATATGCAGACCGTTACAAGCTTCTCTGCACGACTCCTGCAAGGTCTTGGTGAAGATACAGACAAAGCCGCCGAGATTGCCGATATGGCGATGGTTGACATGGCGGACAATGCCAACAAAATGGGCACTGCGATGTCGTCAATCCAAAACGCATATCAAGGATTCGCAAAGCAGAACTACACCATGCTTGATAACTTAAAGCTCGGATATGGCGGTACGGCTTCCGAAATGGCACGACTTATCAACGATTCGGGCGTATTGGGCAAGACCGTCAAGGTTACGGCGGACACTGTTAACAGCGTTTCTTTCGACAAGATAATCGAGGCAATCCACGTAATTCAAGAAGAAATGGGCATAACCGGCACGACTTCAATAGAAGCCGCAGGAACGATTCAAGGCTCATTGAACACCGTAAAAGCGTCGTGGGAGAATTTCCTCGTCGGACTCGGCAGGAGTGATGCGGATGTTGGCGGATTGGCAAAGACACTGCTTGACAGCCTTATGGCGGTCGCAAATAACATAACGCCGGTGGTAAAGAGAATACTCACGACAATGGTGACGTTTTTGCAAGAGAATGCACCGGGAATATTGGAACAGATAATTGATTTTATCGTTCAAGCGTTGCCGGAACTCGCAACGTCGGTTGTACAGCTTGCCGGTGCTATAATTCAAACAATAGCGGACAATATCGGTACGATAGCAGATGCGGCAATAGACCTTGTTGGAACTGTGCTTCATACGATTGCCGATAACGCCGACAAGCTCGTGGAAAATGTCGTAAAAATAGTTGTTACGTTAATTGACAAGGTGATGGACTCCGACAGTATTCATACGTTGCAAAATTCGGCGGTAAAGCTTACAGAAAAGCTTGTCGAAGGTGTCGTGGCGGCTCTGCCGGAACTTTTACAGATGGTTATGGAAGTTATAGCAAATTCGCTTACACAGCCGGTAACACTGTTGAATCTTGGCTTGAAAATTGCATGGGGCATTGCCAAAGGCTTGATAAAAGGCATAGCCACGTGGATTTCGCCGGATTTCGCCGATTATCTTGACTCCCAAATGAGCGACGATAAATTTAACGATATACTTGACAAAGCAACAGATGAATTTATAAACAATCAAAAGAAGTCGTGGTATAGTATGCCATCAATCAAGGTCAGCGGTGGCACAGAGGAAAGTACAGAAACCACGGACGACGGCATAGAGACTGAGGAAGACATCGGAACGCCTATACAGGTACAATTAGTGCTTGACGACAAGGTATTCGGTGAGGCGGTCGTAAAGTACGGTGGAAAGCAAAGCCAAATCGTCGGTAAAACCGTTATAACGAACAAGGATGCAATAAGGAGTGGAACGATATGACATATTTTACAATAGACGGCACGCCTTATCCGGGCGTATTCGTCAGAACTCCGATTAAGCGCAAAGCGACTGTTCGGGACGGCGGCAATGCAGGCTACACCATTAGCGGAGCGTATTCAAGAGACGTGAAGGGCACTTATTACACGTACTCTATGACACTTGACTGCATGAGCGTTAGTGCAGACGATTACACCGCACTGTATCAAGCCTTGACAGCCCCGGTAAATGCGCACACCGTAACGGTTCCGTATAATCAGACGACCTTGCAGTTTATTGCGATGATTAGCACGGTTTCCGACAATCTCGTGAAGCGGCACAACGGCATTAATATTTGGCGTAATTTGACCGTTACGTTTACGGCGATTGAGCCGACGAGGTATCCGTCTTGAACATAAGAATTGCGTATGGAAATGCGGCTGTCAATTTTGCAGGCAGTAAGATAAAAAAACCGATATTGACACGGTATTCCGAGCCTATGTGCAACGAGCTTGCAATCGATACGCTGACGTTTACAATCGTTACGGCGACGGACGTTTCGGCGGTTATGAGGCGTAATGCAACCGTCACAGTAACCGGCACAGGGTACGCAGTTAACGGCGATTTCGTCATAACAGAGGTATCTGACAACAATGACGGACAGTACAAGGTAACGGCGCAGTGTTCGCTTGATGTACTCGACAAGACGAATTATGGCGGCGACGTGTATTCGAACGCAACGGTGCAGACAATTCTTGACGATATTTTGCTCGGCACAACATTGACGGTAGCGTTTACCGACCAATCGCTTTTAAGCAAACGAATGTCGGGTTACATCCCGGAATGCACGAAGCGTGAGGCGTTGCA